AGCCCACTCAATCAAGCTCGAAATCTCATCGGTCTTTCCATCGCTATGGATCGCCACTTGGCGCAGTTCTATGGCGAGGGCGGAACTCCTTCTGGAATCCTTGAGACAGATCAGAAGTTGAATCTTGAACAGGCTCGCGTTATTCAAGCGACATGGGAAGCAACTCATCGCCGCCATCGCAAGCCAGCAGTTCTCTCTGATGGTCTCAAGTTCCGACCAATCACAACTTCTGCTGCTGATGCTGAGATGATCAAGACTCGCGAACAGGTGATTCGTGATATTGCAAGAATCTTCCGCATCCCAGATCACTTGATCGGTGCGATGGGAGATAATCAGACCTATCAGAATGTCGAGCAAGCATCTCTGAACTTCTTGACTCACACAATTGCTCCTTGGATTCGCCGCATTGAAATTGCAATCTCAAAGGTCTTGGATCCAGAAGATGATGTTGCATTCGATACTTCAACATTACTTCGCACTGATGCGCTCACTCGCGCTCGTGTGAACATGGTGAATGTTTCAATGGGCGCTCGCACACCGAATGAAGTTCGCCAGATCGAAGGCTTGGAGCCTTACGAGGGCGGAGACAAGTTCAATCAAGCACTTGCAGGAAATGTCACCGCAGGAGGAGTCAATCCTTCGCTCGGTGAAGATGCTGATCCTTCTGCACCAGTCATGGGGGTTCTTGAATAATGGCTGAGACATTTCGCGTTCCTGCTGGCGTTCAAGATGAAGCAAAGAAGGCTTTGGCTTGGATTGCTGATGGTCATGCTGGCTCTGGATTCACCGCAGTTGGCAAGAAGAGAGCAAGTGACTTGGCTGCTGGTCATCCAGTAAGTGCTGAAACAATCTTGAGAATGTATTCATTCTTCAAGAGACATGAAGTGGACAAAGAAGCAAAAGGATTCAACTCTGGCGAAGATGGCTTTCCATCGGCTGGAAGAGTGGCGTGGTCGGCTTGGGGTGGCGATGCTGGCTTTGCATGGTCAACAAGAATCAGAAATCAAATCTCGAAGAGCGCAAGAGCGCTTTCCTTGATGGCATCCGAGGAGGGTGAAATGGCTGACATGAATGAGGTTCCCGATCTAAATGAGGAACTGACTGAACTTCTCGCAGATGTTGTGAGCTTCTATTTCCGCGCTCATGGCGCTCACTGGAATGTCAAGGGAGCAGACTTCAGCGAGTATCACAAACTCTTCTTGAAGATCTATGAGGATGTCTATGAGTCAATCGATCCAATTGCTGAGAATCTTCGCAAATTAGGTTCGATCGCACCATTCACACTCGGTTCATTCATGGCGCTTCGTTGCCTTGAAGATGCACCAACAATCTTGCAGGATCCAATTGCTCTTGCCAACGATCTTCTCGTTGCCAATGACATGATTCTTGATGAACTCTCAGATGCCTTCGATTGCGCTTCTGCTTACAATCAACAGGGAGTTGCTAACTTCCTCGCTGGTCGCATTGATCAGCATCAGTTCTGGAAGTGGCAGTTGACTGCTTCACTTGGTCAGGAAGTCACTCAGCCTTCACCAGATCCAGTCGATGCCCAAGGTGTCGATGAAGATGATCAATATGATCAGGTCGATGATATGTTGTCAGAGCAAGGTCTTGCTCCAATGCCAATCATGCCTCGCATGGCTTCTGGCGCTTCTGATCTTGATATTGCTCCACGAGATACCACTTGGGATGCAGCAGCAGCCGACAAGCGCGTTCAAGAATATGCTGGCGGCAAAGACAACATGGATTGGGCAAAGTACGGAAAAGCCTTCTTCTATGTTGACGAGACCAACAAAGAACTTCTTGGCTCTTACAAGTTGCAGTTCGCTGATGTCATTGATGGTTCACTTGTTGCAGTTCCAAAGGGAATCTTCGCAGTTGCTGGAGTTCTCAACGGCGCTCGCGGAGGAGCAGATATTCCTGCATCCGATGCAATGGAGATCAAAGACAAGGTTGCAGCATATTATGCTCGCCTCGCCAAGCAGTTCAACGATGATTCAATCAAGGCTCCTTTCGAGGGTCGCGCCTCCGCAGCTCGTATCGGAGAAGGTTCATTCGTATCTTGGAACACTTCCAATGGTCGCGCCAAGGGCAAGGTCGAGAAAGTTGTCACCAAGGGACAAGCAAAGTCTTCTGAAGGTTATGTCTTGGAGACAACTCCAGATCAGCCAGCCTTCATGATTCGCATCTACAAAGAGCAGGGGAATGGTTGGATTCCGAGCGACATCACAGTTGTTCATCGCCCAGACATTCTGACAGTTATCACCGCCCTACCTGCCCCTCGTTCGGAGGAAACTGACATGATCGAACAACGCAAGGCAATGGCTACCGCAGAGCGCATCACAATGACTACTGAAGTTCGTGCAGTTGCAACTGATGATGGTTCAATGAAGATTGGCGGCTACGCTGCAACCTTCAACTCAGAAGCCACTGGCTTGAACTTCCGCGAAGTTATCGCACCCGGCGCATTCACTCGTGCTCTTGCATCAGCAGATCCAATCTTCCTTCTCGTCAATCATGACATGGAAGGAATCCCACTGGCTTCAACTCAGTCAGGAACCCTCAGCCTTCGCCAAGACTCAACTGGTCTCTACATGGAGGCAACCCTCGATCCTGCCAATCCAAAGGCGCAAGAACTTTCCTCAGCAGTTCGCCGAGGAGACATGGACAAGATGAGTTTCGCATTCACAGTCTCTCCAGAAGGACAGACCAAGGATGCGGGTCTTCGCACCCTCACAGACATTGAGCGACTCTATGAAGTCTCAGTTGTCACACTTCCTGCTTACGATTCAACATCAGTTGGAATGCGTTCAGCAGAAGAAATCGATCTTGAACTTGCCAAGCGCAAGTTGAGCCTCAAGGTCAAACAGTATTCCTTGACTCGAAAGATCAAGGCATAACCCTCGGCGCATCCGCCCCGACTGGTTCAACACCCAATCCAAGAGAGGAGACATTCAATGTCTCTAGCATCAAAACTCAAGGAGCAGCGCGATGGTCTTGTTGCCGAGGTTGAAACAACTCTCGCAGCAGAAGATGTCACCGCAGAAGCTCTAGATGCAGCATCAGCAACACAGGAAGCAATTTCTGCACTTGATGAGCGCATCGCAACTGCCGAAAAGGTAGAAGCTCGCACAGCAGCACTTTCAGAGTCTCGCAAGGAATCTGGAGTCAAGACTTTCGGTGGCGCAGTTGTCACACGCGAAGCAATGACTTATGACAAAGATGGTCGCAACTCATTCGTTCGTGACATGATCGGTGCGAATCTTCGCAATGATCGTGATTCATGGGCTCGCCTACAACGCCACCAGCAAGAAGTCGCAATTGAATCACGCGACATTTCTCGCACTGATGGTGCCGGCGGAGATCTGGTTCCACCAATTTACTTGATCAATGAATATGCTGAGTTCGCTCGTGCGGCTCGCGTAACTGCTGATCTCGTCACCAACATGGCACTTCCAGCAGGAACAGATAGCATCAACATTCCTCAGATCACAACAGGAACACTTGCTGCATTCCAGTCTGCTGATAACACTGCAACAACAACACGCGACATGGTTTCATCAACTGTCACCGCGCCAGTTCGTACTATCTCCGGATATGAGAATGTCTCAATTCAGCTCGTGGAGCAATCTCCTCTTGCTGGTGGACTTGATCGCTTAGTATTCGGCGATCTAATGGCTGACTATGCACTCCAACTCAACACCGCAGTTGTCGGTGCTGGCGATGGAACATCAGGAACACTCAAGGGTCTTATCACTCTTGGTGCTGATACAACCAACGGAATCCCAACAACATGGACTGAAACAACTCCAACAGCAGTCAATGGTCTCATTGCACTTGCAAAGGGTATCTCCAAGGTAACAACCAACCGATTCAAGGCTGCTGAAGCAATCGTCATGCATCCTTCAATGTGGTACTGGTTCGCATCACAGGTTGACGGATCAAACCGCCCACTCGTTGTCCCAGTGACAGGTGCTTCACAGGCATTCAACGCTGCTGGAACAGTTACCAATCCGGGCGCTCCTGCTGGTCTCGTAGGTACAATCCAAGGTGTTCCAGTCTTCATTGATGCAACACTTCCAAAGACTTACGGCGCATCAACAAACCAAAGCCCAATCCTCGTTGGTAAGTTCTCAGATTCTTACCTCTTCGAGTCAGGCGTGAAGACACGCGTTCTCCCAGATGTCTTGTCATCGAACCTCACAGTTCGTTTCCAAGTCTATGGATACGCTGCTCTCGCACACCGCTTCAACAAGTCAGTTTCTGCAATTTCAGGAACTGGAACTGTTGCTCCTTCAGGCTACTAATTAGCCTAAGCCTTGGCGCTGGTCTTGTCTTCGGATAAGATCAGCGCTACGGCGCAACACAATTCCTAGGGGGGAATCGAATGCAATCTTTATTCTTAGAAGGTCTTCAATCTGCTCGCGAGATAGTGCAGAACAAAGGCATCGCTCATCTTGAAAGCATCATCGCAGAACTCGAAGCGGGAACAATCGAGACAACTGCACTTGCTCCAGAAGTGGAAACACGATGAGAGCCAAAGATAAAATCTGCATCGGCATGGTCAACAATGGAACTATTGATTCGATGCTCGCTCAAGACTTGATTCACATTGCTATTCATCCAAGTCAAAGATTCCACAACCTCGTTCAAGTTGGGAACATTGGATTGACAACTCGTTCACGCAATCTTGTTGTCAAGACATTCTTGGAGACAACAGAAGCCGCTTGGCTTCTCATGATTGATTCAGATGAACGCCTTTCCATTGATGCCTTCACCAAGTTGGTTGATGCAGCTCATGACAAGGATCGCCCGATCGTTTCGGGTCTAGTATTCGCAGCCTTCTTTGATGGTGAAGATGCGCTTCGCCCAGTTCCAACAATTTATCGAATGGATCCCGAAAAGGGTCTTGAGGCAATCGATGCTTACCCAGAGGATCAACTCATCGAGGTCGATGCGATTGGCACTGGTTGCATCTTGATTCATCGCAGCGTTCTTCTCGAAATGCAGAAGCAAGCCACTCCCAATCAGGGCAAGAATTGGGCTTGGTTCGTAGAAGGTGCAATTGAGGGAACCTACTTTGGCGAAGATCTACTCTTCTCCAAGCGCCTCAAATCGATGGGGTTCAAGATCCACGCTCACACTGGTGCGATCCTTCCTCATCACAAACAGTTCTGGTTGGATGAACGCCATCACACACCGATGCGCGATCATGCAATTCAACAAGCCAAAGCAACAGAGTCGGCTTGACCCCTGCAAGTCTTCTCTGTTGCCCTACTATTCAAGGAGTGATTCATGGCGCTTACTGGTTCCTATGATCTCGGTGATAAGGTCTATCTGACTTGGAACACTGTTGATTCTTCAGGTGCAGCAGTCAATCCCGGCACTGTCACTCTCAACATCACTCAGCCGGATGGAACTACTTCCTCAGTCTCCACAACTGCTGGAGCGACTGGCTCCTATACTGCATCCTTCTTGCCAACTTTGGCTGGTCGTCACATCTTGGCATGGGCTGCAACTGGTTCCTATCCTCAAGCCTTCTCAGACATCTTCGAGGTTCGTGACATCAACGACATTGGGATTGTTGGTTACGATGAAGTCTTGGAGTTCCTCAACATTCCAGCAGCGAGCGCAAATGAGAATGAAGTTCGCCGATTCATCGATGCTTCAACAGACTTGGCTGAGACTTATGTTGGGCAGGTTCTAGGTCGCAGAACATACACAGATGAGCTTTACGATGGCGGAACTGAGTTCATCAGAATCCGCAATCCAAAGGCGATTTCAATAACTTCAGTCTATGAGAACGGCGCTTTGGTCTCATCAAATGCTTATTCTCTCGATTACACTGGACAACGCCTATATCGCATCGGTTCAGGAACGCTCTATGCGACCAATTCTTATGGATACTGGACTGGCGGCATGAACAACATCAAAATCACTTATGTTGCGGGATATGTCAATCCTCCAATGAGCGCCAAGCAAGGTGTCTTGGAAATCATTCGTCATCTCTGGCAGACCCAGCGTGGAGCGATCAATGTCATGAGTCGCACCAACTCTGGCGATGAACTTTACTCAACCCCTACCTATTCCCTACCGCGCAGAGCGATGGAACTCCTCGATCCAACTTCATTCCCGGGGATGGCATAATTCATGGCAACCTCAACAATGCCAGCCTTCACCAATGCAGTGATCAATGCTCTCAAGGGAGCATCTTCATTGACTGGCGTTCGCATCTTCGATGGCATCGAGATCGATATGTCCTACCCCGGCGATGCAATCGCAGTTGGTCACGATGGCAACCTTGAAGGCGATGAAGTTTCGGCTTCTTCGATTCGTCAGGAATATCGCCCACTCGGAGCAATCAACAAGTTCGAGCATGGATCGCTGAGTTGCTTCCTTTGGTCAGCCGATGGAACAGTGGA